ACTTCTACGATGGATTGGGCATCTCTTCGTATCGGTCCTGAGACTGGATATATTCCAAAGGATGATGGTGGTCCTTCTGAGGATGTATACGAGCTATGAGCGCAGTAATAGATCTATTAGAAGAGAGAGGTATTTATTATCGGATGTCTGGAAAAGACGTGCTGATTAAATGCCTCAACCCAGAACACGAAGATCGAAACCCAAGTATGAGAATTGATAAAGTATTGGGCGTCTTTCACTGTTTCTCTTGCGGGTACAAAGGAAGTCTCTTTCGGCACTATAATGTAGATTATAGTGAGACAGAAATACGACGAGAAAAACTGAAAAGATTATTGTCTAACATACGTTCTTCAGGAGTAGGACTGTCAATGCCAGAAGGCTACATGCCATATCTTGGTAATTGGAGAGATATCAAACCAGAAACTTATCGAAAGTTTAACGCATTTCGGCATCATGATACCCACTTTATTGGTAGAATTAATTTTCCAATTACAGATGCAAGTGGTAGAATAGTGTGTTTTCAGGGAAGAGATGAAACAGGAACACTCGATAATAAGTATATGTTCTACCCTAGTGGTGTGAAGTTACCTCTCTTTCCACAAGTTCGCCCACTTCAGGGGCGTGTCATTCTTGTGGAAGGAATATTTGATATGATGAATCTACACGACAAGGGACTTGACAACGCCATCTGTTGTTTTGGTGTAAAGAATTTTAATGAAACAAAGTTTAACTATCTCAAGATTTCCGGCGTGACAGGGCTTGATCTCCTGTTTGATGCAGACCAGGCAGGAGAACAAGCAGCCGAACACGTCAAGAAACTTGCAAAGAATTTTCCTGTGAGAGTGATAAATTTACGATCTGGTGATCCAGGTTCACTTTCACAGCCACAAGTAACAGGACTACGGAGAAAACTCTATGGCTAGTGTAGCCGTGATTGAAACAAAACCAAGTAGAAACGACTATGTTCGACTTTTCGATAATGAGTTCGAGTTCGATCGTTTCTCTCTTACTTCAGACCCCAATCTTACAAAAGTGCTAAAGAAAGACGTGGACCTGGAGTTCGACCCCGACGCCTATGAGTGGGTAATTCTCGTAGGCTCAGAACCTTTAAAGTTTTATACAAAGGTTACTCAGGTAATGCAATATGCCGGTACAATTGTAGACGAGAAGTTTCTTCCTACAATTAATCCTGCGATGCTTGCATTTAAGCCTGAAGCAAAGAAAACATGGGACGATGCCAAGACAAATATTCTTGGTTACATTGCTGGTACAAAAAAGAAAGCAGAGATTAATGATGAAAAGTTTATCGGAATCACAGAAAAAGCAGATACTCTCGCCTATATTCAAAGATGTATTGATTCGCCTTACGACTTCGTTGGAATCGATTCTGAAACGACTGGCCTCTATCCTCGCAATGGGCATATTCTCGGTATCTCTCTTAGCTCTGCTCCTGATTCTGGGGCTTATATTAATGCAGACGTTATTGACGATGATGTAGAAGTAAAACTTCAGGAACTCTTTGATAAGAAGAGAATGGTATTCCACAACGCCAAGTTTGACGTTCCGATGTTTGAGTATCATTTCAATGTGCAAATTAAAGCTTTTGAAGATACGATGCTTATGCACTACATGATTGACGAGAATCCAGGCACTCACGGCCTGAAGATGCTCGCCATGAAGTACACAGACTATGGTGACTATGAAAAACCAATGTATCAGTGGATGGAAGACTATCGAAAGAGCCACGGTGTGCTCAAAGATGATTTCAAGTGGGAGTGGATTCCCTTTGAAGTGATGAAGACTTATGCCGCCATTGATGCCTGTGCTACCTTCATGCTGTTTGAAAAGTTTGAAAAAGCTCTGAAGAAGGGAAATCCCAATCTAATGAGAGTGTATAAGAACATTCTTCTTCCAGCGTGTAGATTTCTAATGGATGTACAAGATGCTGGTGTACCTTTCAGCCGTGATCGCCTGCTCGCAGGACAGGATCTAATGCTAGAAGAGATTACAAAAGCAGTAGAAAACCTTCAATCGCACGAAGCTGTAATTGCTTTTCAGCAAGCCGAAGGAAAGGAGTTTAATCCGAACAGTGTAATGCAATTGCGTAAGTTGCTTTTCGATTATGCTCAACTCGAACCAACAGGAATCAAAACTGAAAAAGGAGAACACTCAACAAATTCAGAGGTACTAGAGAAGCTCTCACTTCAGCACGAGATTCCTCGTTTGATTCTCGACGTTCGTAAAAAGACAAAGATTAAAAATACTTATCTTGATAAGATTATTCCACAGCTTGATCGTGATAGTCATCTAAGAACGAACTTCAATCTGCACGGTACAACTTCAGGTCGTCTGTCATCAAGTGGAAAACTGAATATGCAACAGATTCCTCGTGATGATCCAATCGTCAAAGGGTGTATCAAAGCATCCGAAGGCAATAAGATTGTGGCTATGGACTTAACAACTGCTGAAGTGTATGTCGCCGCTGTTCTTGCAGACGATATCGAGTTGCAGGATGTATTTCGTTCAGGTGGAAACTTTCACTCTACAATTGCACACAAAGTATTTCGACTCGACTGCGAGATTGATGAAGTTGCAGAGAAGTACTCCACCTATCGTCAGGCTGCAAAAGCTGTAACTTTCGGTATTATGTATGGCGCTGGCCCACATAAGATTGCTGAACAGGTTACAAAAGACGGTGGAAGAATGTCTGTAGATGAAGCACGACAAGTAATTAAAGAATACTTTGGAGCTTTCTGGAAACTCGAAGAGTGGATTGAAAACCAAAAGAAAGCAATTCTAAAGAATGGTAGTATCTATTCTCATTTTGGTCGTAAGCGTCGTCTTCCGGACGTGCTTTCTGACAACAAAGGAGTACAGGGACACGCTGTTCGTTCAGGGTTGAACTTTTTAGTTCAGTCCGCTGCTTCAGATATTAATCTAATTGGAGCTATTGAAGCACACGCACGTATTAAAGCGAAAGGAATGAAGAGTAAAATCTTTGCTCTTGTTCATGACTCTGTGCTTGCGGAAGTGCCGATAGAAGAAGTAGAAGAGTACAGTGCGATTTTGAAAGAAGAGATTCAAAAAGATCGCGGTATCTATATTCCCGGGGCTCCTGTAGGTTGTGACTTTGAAGTAGGAGACGATTACTCAATGGGTAAGTTTGAATCAAAGTATGGTAGCTTCATTAACCTATAAACAAGTACTAAAAAATATTCTCTTTCCGGTGTATGCTCTGCCGAATGAAGATTTTTATATTCGTGACGGGCTGCTTCTCCTCGATGAGTTAGTAGTAGACGATCGAAATCAGGTAGGAGATACACTCGGAAAAAGAAGGTTACAAACACCACATAAGCTGAAAAAATTAAATAAAGCATATTTGGAATACTTTGATATATTAAAAGAGAATCCCCCAATAATGATTGACAGTTGGGGAAAGATCTTTTCTTATAAAAAAACAGAGTGGCACACTGTAAAAAGTGTTAGTATAAAAAGAAGAGAGGCAAGGGATACTCATACTCGTTTATGGTGTAATCATGTAAATTTTCCTTTTATAATTAATCAGCCACATTATAGCAAAAACTGGGCTTCAGTTCTCTATCTTAACAAAAAGCCCTGGTTATTATACGATCTTTCAGAAGAAAGACAGGAAGATAGTCGAAGGAAAATTTAATGCCAAGAAAAAGACGGGATGCGTTATCCGCCTTAAATTTTTACTTAAAAGAAATTGAACCACTTACAAAAAGCCAACTTGAAGTATTTGAATCAACTAAGCATTTAATGCTTCATGGATGTGCAGGAACAGGAAAAACATTTATTTCTTTATATCTTGCACTTGACGATCTTCAAAAAGAAGATTATGACCGTATAGTTTTAGTAAGAAGTGCGGTTCCTACAAGAGAGATGGGATTTTTACCAGGAACAGAGGATGAGAAGTCCAAAGTCTATGAGAATCCATATGTAAATATACTGCAAGAACTGTTTAGTAGAGGAGATAATCCCTACGGACAGATGAAACAAAAAGGAATTATTAATTTTTTAACAACTTCTTACATTCGTGGAACCACCTTTAACAATTCAGTAATAATTGTAGATGAGTGCCAAAATATGACTTTTCATGAGTTAGATAGTATTATTACTCGCGTTGGTCAAAACTGTAGAATTATATTCTGTGGAGACTTTTTTCAGGCTGATCTTCGTAATAATGGACTACACGACTTCATGAAGATTATTAAAGCTATGGATGAGTTTGATTTTATTGAGTTTGGTATAAACGATATTGTAAGAAGCGACTTCGTAAAAAGCTATCTTGTACAGAAATATAAGGACTGTATATGAAACAAGATATGGAATTTGAAAAAGTTCACCGTAAGATTGAACAATTAATTGGTAAAATAGATATTCTTCAGGGTAGAATCAGAGATATGGAAATAAAAGTCGGATTATTACACACAGAAGAAAAAAGACAACGTAAACTAGAATCAGAAACGTGGACTAAGTGAAAGCGATAATTTCCAACAGAATCTATATGGATATAGAGCCTTCAAGTTTTACAGAACTTGATAAGGCTCTTACATATAGAATAGAAAGTTATCGTCGTGATAAACCACCGCAGATAATTAAAAATGCTAGAAAATTAAGCAGTGGTCTAGTATCTATTCCTGTTGGAAGACTTGACTTAATTCCTCGCGGGTACGAAATAAAAGATAAAAGAGTAGAACTTCCTGTTGAACTTCCTGAATTTCGTTATGAACTCCGAGACAGTCAACAGGAAGTCTATAATCAACTTCAAGATAATGCAGTAATTAATGCTTTTGTGTCTTGGGGAAAGACTTTTACAGCTTTAGCAATTGCAAAAAAGCTCGGTCAAAAAACTCTGATAATTACTCATACAGTGGCACTACGAACTCAATGGGAGAAAGAGATACAGAAAGTATTCGGAATCTCTCCAGGAGTTGTAGGCTCTGGAAGATATGAGATTGATGCTCCAATTGTAGTTGGAAATATACAAACACTTTATAAAATACGAGAGAAGATAAGTAAAAGCTTTGGGACTCTCATCGTTGACGAGTGCCACCATATTCCAGCAAATACTTTTAATCGTCTTGTAGATTCAAGCTATGCTCGCTACAAGATCGGATTATCTGGTACGGTAGAAAGAAAAGATGGGCGTCATGTAATGCTTCCAGACTATTTTGGACATACAAAATTCACTCCTCCAAAAGAAAACTATATGGAGCCCTCTGTAGATGTGATTCAAACAAAGATTCGTTTTATGGACGGCGCGAAAATTCCTTGGGCAAACCGTATCAATGACCTTGTATCGCAGGAAGAGTATGGAAAGCTAATTTGTTTTCTTGCTGCTGCTTATCGCAAACAAGGACATAAAGTATTACTTCTATCAGATCGAGTATACTTTCTCAAAAGAGTGAGAGAAACTTTAGGAGATTATTGCGAACTTATAACAGGAGAGGTACCGCTAACTGAACGAGAGGAAAAGATTAAAAGAGTACAAGACGGAAAAGTAGATATATTATTAGGAACTCAAAGTATCTTTTCTGAGGGTATCAGTGTAAATCCTTTGAGTTGTCTTATTCTTGCAACCCCAGTAAATAATACGCCACTTCTTACACAGTTAATTGGTCGTGTAATTCGAGAGCATCCTGGGAAGAAAGACCCTGTAGTTGTAGATATAAATCTAAAAGGAAGAACGGCGGAGAAACAGGCAAAACTACGTTTGGGACACTATCTACAGCAGAGATATAATGTATTCTTTAAGGAGATGTGAGAAAAAAAGTTCTTGACACTCGAAGATGTTTCCTGTATAATATATCCCTGACTTCGAGATATCTCTGTGATTTTTTATAATTGGGCAAAAATATATAGTAAAACAGAAGGTAAATCCTCCGAAATACTATCTATAATAGCATATATTACTTTTCCTCATCTACCGAAAAATCGGTACGACCCTACCTACGCTCTCTCACAGGAGAACTGGTCTGGGGATAGCTTTTTGTTGTGCCCAGAAAAGATAATCTCTAACAGAAAAATTTTTGGAGACACGGAACTAGCTCAGTATGTGGCGCTGGCTAGTTTTCGTAGCTTTGCTGAATATAAAGCCACAGGAAAAAGAAGCTTAAATATGCTTCTTTCTCCAGTATCAGAACAACTTATAAACAACCACAGGCTACTTACCCGAATTGAAGATGAAATATTCTTCTGTTGGGAAGAAGTCACATATTAAAACGGAGAAAAACTATGGGTATTAAATTTACTTCTTCTGCTGGCGGCGCTAAAAAGTCGTCTCTTGAACAGTACACTTATAAAAACGGTGACAATTGTGTTCGTCTTTTCGGCGATCTCTTGCCACGATATATCTACTGGGTAAAAGGTGAAAACGATAAGAACATTCCAATGGAGTGTCTTTCTTTTGACCGACAAAAAGAAGCTTTTATCAATGCTGAAAAAGACTGGGTTCGGGAATACTATCCTGATCTCAAGTGTGGATGGTCCTACTCTGTACAGTGCATCGACCCCACGGACGGTAAAGCAAAAGTATTCAATCTCAAGAAGAAGTTAATGGATCAGATTCTTGTAGCTGCTGAAGATTTGGGTGATCCTACCGATATTGAAAACGGTTGGGATATTCATTTCAAGCGAACGAAGACAGGTCCAAATGTCTATAACGTCGAGTATACTCTTCAAACTTTGAAATGTCAAAAAGGTATTCGTCCTCTTACGGATGAAGAGCAAGAAGTTGTAGCTTCTGCTACTCCTATTGATGAGTTACTTCCTCGTCCTACTCCTGATGCACAGAAAGAACTGCTTGAGCGAATCATGTCTGGCGGTGCTGGTGCTGATGAGAACGTGGATGAGTCTATTGAAGACGAGTTTGACGTTGCCTAATGAAAATTCTATTCTCTGCCGATTGGCATATTAAACTTGGTCAAAAAAACGTGCCCTTAAACTGGGCACGTGCTCGCTATGACACGTTCTTTCACCAGATTCATTTACTGGAAGAAGATGCAGATGTGCACATTATTGGCGGCGACCTGTTCGACAGAGTTCCAACGATAGAAGAATTAGAATTATATTTTGCTTTTGTAAAAAAGTGTGAAATTGAAACGCTGATTTATGATGGCAACCATGAAGCTACAAAGAAAAACAAAACTTTCTTTAGTGCTTTAAAGGAAGTAACAACTTCGATCAATCCAAAAGTGACTATAGTTGATGAGGCATATGAGGATGAAAGAGGCTTTAGCATTTTGCCTTATTGTGATTTACACAAGAAAAACTCTATAGAGATGCTAAATAAGGATTTTCCCGTGTTCACTCATGTTCGCGGAGAGATTCCTCCTCACGTGACTCCAGAGGTTGATTTAGATCGCTTTGATCGATTTCCAGTTGTTTTTGCGGGAGATCTGCACTCGCATTCAAACTGCCAAAGAAACATAGTATATCCTGGTAGTCCTATGACTACAAGTTTTCACCGATCAAAAGTGGAAACTGGAGTGCTAATGATATTGGAAAACTGGGAATGGTACTGGGAGAAGTTAGAGCTTCCACAACTACTTCGTAAGACCGTTTCAGACCCTTCTGAAATGATTACAGGGTTGTACGATCATGTAATCTATGAACTCGAAGGAGATCTGGGCGATCTTGCGAAAGTAGCCTCTACTGAACTTCTTGATAAGAAAGTTGTAAAACGAAGTTCAGAAGCGACTTTAGTTTTAGATAAAGAGCTTACAATCGGAGAAGAATTAGTAGAGTATCTACTCTATGTATTAGAGATAAATGACGAAAAAATACCAGATATAGTAGGAATATTTAATGATTACGCTAAAAACCTTGAAGTGGAGTAATTGTTTCTCTTACGGAGAGAACAATGAAATTGATTTATCCTCCACTCGCCTTACTCAGATACTGGGTAGTAATGGTGTTGGTAAATCTTCAATTCCTTTAATACTAGAAGAAGTCCTGTTCAATAAAAACTCGAAAGGAATTAAAAAAGCAGATATTCCCAATCGAGAATTGAATGCAGGCTACTCAATATATCTTTCTTTTTCAAAGGGAGAAGATGAGTATGAAATTGACCTTCAGAGAAAGTCTTCTTTGAAAGTAAAGTTTCTAAAAAACGGTGAAGATATTGGTAGTCATACGGCTACCAATACTTACAAAACTATACAGGAAGTTATTGGAGTTGACTTCAAAACTTTCTCTCAAGTAGTATACCAAAATACAAATGCTAGTTTGAATTTTCTTACAGCAACCGACGCGAATCGAAAAAAGTTTCTCATCGATTTGTTAGGACTTGAGAAGTATGTAAACCTGTTTGAAATTTTTAAAGAAGCATCAAGAGAGGTTGAACAAGAATTCTCAAATCTCGAAGGTCGTATATCGACTATTGAAAAATGGTTGGAAAATAATCGATTGACCGATACTACCCCACGAGAACTTGTAAATATTCCAAAAATCTCGGAAGAAGATGAGGATGAAGCCAGCAGTCTTATGGCTGAAATTAAAAATATCTCATCTACGAATCGACAAATCTCACAAAATAATCAGTATAAAAAATTACTGAGAGAGATTAACATTACAGAAATTCGTGCAATTGATGCGAATCAGATAATTTCGTATGATGAATATCAGTCTGAAGTCGGGGCTATAGCGGGGTCAATCGGTCTCTCACAAAAAATCATCAAAAAGATGGAGAGTCTGGAAAATGTATGTCCTACATGCGAACAACCCGTTAGTGAAGATTTTAAAGAGAAACATATTTCGGAAGAAAAAGAAAAGATTAAAATCGAACAAGACAAACAAATTGATATCCAGAAGAAAATTGAAGAAATTCAAGAAAACAATAAGAGATTTCGCCTAAAGTCTGAGAAGCAAAAAGAGTGGGAAGATTTATATCGCTCCGTCGATAGTAACCTTCCTTCAGAGCTTGTGGACGAAGAAAAACTTCAACTTCGTCTCTCAGAAGTTCGAGCACGACTTGAAGACCAAAAGTCTGAAATTCGTAGACTGCAGAAGGAAAATGAAAGTCGTTCTGCACATAACGCTCGAATTCAAGTTGTTACTGAACAAACTACAGAGTTTGAGGAACAGCTTGCAGAAGTCTCAGAACGACACGCCGATATTTCAAAGAAGCGTGGAAATCTTGAAATTCTCAAAAAAGCGTTCAGTACGAACGGATTAATAGCATACAAGATCGAAAATCTTGTGAAAGAACTGGAAGAATTAACAAGCGAATACCTCGCAGAACTTTCTGACGGTCGTTTTACTCTGAATTTTGCAGTCAATAATGATAAGTTGAATGTTGAAATTACAGATAATGGAAATGTGATTGATATTCTTGCACTGTCAAGTGGAGAACTGGCACGAGTAAATACTGCTACTCTTTTAGCGATTCGTCGTCTGATGAGTAGTTTATCTTCGAGCCGTATCAATGTACTATTTCTTGACGAAGTGATGACGGTGCTTGACGAAGTAGGAAAAGAAAGGCTTGTAGAAGTTCTATTGGAAGAAGAACTGAATACTTATCTTGTAAACCATGGGTGGTCTCATCCATTACTTGAAAAAGTAGAAGTTCTTAAAGATTCAAATATAAGTAGGTTAGTAGCATAATGGTTGGTTCAAGAGCAAAAGGCGCTCGTGGTGAGTATCTCGTAAGAGATATGCTTCGGAATGCTACAGGTCTACAGTTTGAGAGAGTGCCCAGTTCGGGCGCTCTTTCTTACTTGAAGGGAGATCTCTATGTTCCAGACGCAAAAAATCTTTTTTGTATCGAAGTAAAGAACTATGAGAAGTCTCCTCTCACTGATAAAATTTTTACAAATAAAACCAACTATCTGCTGCAGTGGTGGGAAAAGATTGTAAAGCAAGCTGAGCTAAAGTTACAGCAACCTTTACTCTTTTTCAAATACTCAAGATCGAAAGTGTTTGTAGCAACAACAATAAAACCAGAAAAAACTAAGTATATGTATATTAACTGGTTAGACTGCTATGTAATGCTTGCAGATGAGTGGTTAGAACAAGAAAAAGTGGAGTTTGTAGGTGGTTAGTTTTAAAGAACAAATGATGGAACCAAATAA